GCAGAGTATCAAAAAGATTAAACATATTATCTTTTTTCTCTGTATTTCCATTAATAATCGTTGGTTGATATATTTCTAGCTCAGGGTACTGTTTCATCATCTTTTCTATGACTTCTCTTTTAATCAACATACAGCCAGTAGGAGCATGAGTTACCTCTGCCACTCCGTCGTCCACTTGTATCTTTTGTGGATCTTCTACTTTTAATGGAAATGTATATCCAGCTTTTGATAGATCATCTTTGTCATTAATAGCTCTATGTTTTGTTGTCATTCTTCTCCACGTCTTATCCCAATCAAACGTTTTCATAGGGTATGGACAACCTATTACATCCTTGTCTTTTTCTAACATAGTAAAGATAGTCTTAGATTGAAAGTCTATATCTGAGTCTATAAACAATAAATGCGTATAATGATCAGCGTGGTTTATCATTTCAGCCACACATAAGTTTCTACCTTGTGTAACCAATGATGATTTCATTAAAGTAAAACTTACAAGTATTTTTCTTTGAATACACTCTTGTTGAAACTTTAAAACAGCCTGGCAGTAATGCATGGATACATCACTATGACAAGGAGTGCATACCATTATTTTATATTCAGACTTCGTTCCAATATTGATCGTGGTAACTTCGGTGTTCCCCTCCGTAGATGGCTTAGTAAACCAGATGGGTTCATTGTTTGCGCCTTGCGCTTTACTACTTTTTTGCATTTACCGCTCCTTCCAAAAACCTCTTCCAAGATGTGCCTATTTTATTCCAGCCGTAATATGCTTGTGCATATGCAGACTGACACTCTAAATGATTATGTATTTCTTCTCTATGTAGACTTTCTGCAGCAGCATCTATGCCATATGCAAATTTTTGAGCTAATAATTTTCTATCATTTTCGTATGGTATATACATAGGAAACTCAGCGCCTGTTTCAAATAAAGCTCCGTAGTTAGTAGTGATGCAATACAATCCTGCAGCCATACACTCTAATAAAGATATACAAAACGTCTCTTCAAAAATACTAGGGTACACATACATTTGATAATTGTGTAAGTGATCTTTTATAAAATTATTTGGTTTATACCCTATGTAATTAACGTTAGGTAATTGCTCTGCTTGCTTATACAACTCTTTGTAAGCATGATCGTTTTGATCATAAAACGCTTTACCATATACTTCTGTAGACGAATAAACATCTAAGCTTATCAAAGGATTCTTAACTAACTGCATAGCTCCTAATAATACAGACAATCCTCTCCAAGGTGTGTTTTGATGAATAATTCTTATAGGCTGACCTTTTTGATAAGGTGGAGCTTTACCTATTTTATCTATACCGTTTTTAATTACTACTGATTTATGTGTAGGTATATCAAAATGATTTCTAAACTTTTCATAAGTCCAGTGACTGTTAAATACATACCAGTCGTACTTGTCATGATTAGATTTATCTTTAAACCAAGGATATAGATTACCTTGATCGTAAGAATTTTTTTGCCATAGGATATTTACTTTTGTAGGATGTAAAGGTATTTTTTCTGGGACCGAAGTACATATCTGTACTTCATTTAATAATTTATGGTCGACATATTTTTGTAAATAGTCTTGTTGTAATTCTGTTCCGCCTTTAGGTTTTTCGTTTATCATTATTATTCATCGCTTTCTGTATCATGTCTAAGCCTTTCGGAGATACCTGCACAGTTACATCTTGTACTATATCAGGTCCTTCTTTCTTCTCTTTAAACACTTCGTTAGTTTTAGTATTACGCCACGTAGTTATCGTAGTGCAATCTATCTTAATTATGTTATCCGTTTTCATTCTCTCTGTTTATTAAAGCATAACTTATTAGGCCTTGTATTTTACTACTGCCTGTAGCTGCTTGCACAGTTATAGCATCCCCTGCTTCTAAATTCAAGCCCTGAGGTGAAGCATTTACTTGTGTCTTAGCCGCAACGTCACTTCTAAAAAATTCATATTCAGTGCTAGAATCAGATGAGTCTACAAAATTCATGTTTACTAAAATAGCTGATGAGGCATCGTTGTTTGCACAATAAATACTTTTAACTATGATGGCTCCATCAACTGGGCACGTGAGCACTGTAGTTTTGCTTGTATCGCTTTGTTTAAAACCTTGATTTTTATAAAATATACTCATGATAAAAAATAATTAAATGCATCCTGTTCGTTTTTAAGATCTTGTTGAAAAGAAAAATTAAGTTGTTGTTGCATCGTAGCTAACGCTTCAATAATCTGTCTTTGGTTCTCTGCTTCGTATTCTGGTGCAGGTTCAGGTATGTAAGCTGTTACTTTTGCCATAATTTTTCTAACGTATACTTATTAAGTTGGTCAAACTCTATATTAAAAGATACTATAGTCTTTCTAATATCCTCTAATATTTTTCCAGATCTATGTATAACAAAACTAGGGAAAATTACAATATCCCCTTCTTTCGCTTGTATTTTAAATATTTTATCAAAGTTAGTAGGATCTACCAGCTCTGTGAGCGGAGAATGTTTAGGAAGTTCTAAATAATAAACTCCTGTATAGTTTCTACCATGTGTATGCCATCCGTGTAAATTATCTTTTTCATACTGTTGAAACCAAAGATCCCTGATAACACAATTCTTAAATCCCAGATGCCTGGCGCATTTATCAAAGTGAGCTTGCAGGTAAGGTAGTAAAGTTTTTACCCAAGGCCTATGTTGAGAGTCACACTTAGTATAATCTAACTTCTTTATTGAATCGTTATAGTATTCATCCTTATACTGTAAACATTCATTAGGTGTTTCGTCAATTAATTTAAGTATAGACTTTTTAATTTTACCATGTCCTTTTAGTCTATCTAAAAGAATCTTAGACTTAATCTTTATTTCTTTCATTCAATGTTATCTAGGTGAACTATATTGTCTTCCGTCTGATAGTGTTACTGTTTTTCCTTTTGTAAATGTATCTTGTCTAGGTGCAAAAGCTTTTTTCTCAGCTTCACTTAAACCACCACCCCCTGTTTTAGTTATAGGGAAATTTTCCTGAACCGGAGCAGATTTTTGATTTTTCATTTTTTCTATGACGTCTGCTATTTGTTGATCTTTTGCAGCTTTTTGATTTTTAAAGAAATTAAACATGTTTATGTTACGATCGTTCATTTTATTAGCTATGTCAGCATTCGCTCCTGTAAATTGAGTTCCGTCAAAACCTACACCATATTTTTCTTTAGCTCTTTCAATGGCCTTACTATATCTTTCATATTCATCATCAACAGCTTTTGCATAATTTCCTCTAAGACTTCTAACGTTTAAGCCAGCTGCATCTTTTAATAAACCAGTTTTAGGGTCAACACTTATACCTGGCACATCACCTGTCATTCTAGATTCAATAAATTTTCTGTCCATATATGGAAGTGTATCAAATTTATCCATAGCTCTTACAAACCGCATTCCGGGAATAAAATTAACTAATGTATCTAATCCACTTTTTACTGTTTTAGGTAAAGTTTGAGTCATGAAATCTTTTGCTTGTGTCATGATACCTTTAGGCTCTTGGAAAAAATTAG